CATTGGTATATAACAATGTGAACAGTCTGAAAAAACTCAAATGCCTTACTAATAAAAACACAATACTAGATGACAACCTTATAGCTTTAAGCATACTCTCCAAAGCTCTTTGTAATGAGTGTATTAGGAAACTATCAACATTTAGCAGTTAAATGCTCAAGAGAGAGCTTAGGAGATATCCATTAACTGTTACTAAGAGTATGAACTCTAGGAAAGTTGCTAAGAGTGGAATAAGTCTTTATTAATTTATTAATAGAGTGTGAGGAGCTTGAGCGGGTAATAGCGTCGAAATTCAGGACAGACCACCATTGAAAGTGGCCATATAGGAACTACTTCAGTAAATGTACAGTGTGCAAACCACCCGCCTTAAATTATTGTTAGATAAGGTGTCCGAGAGGACTAGTAAGAGTATGAAGTAAAAGAACGCCTTTTAAAGTAAATGATAATTAGCAGAAATCGGCTAACGAGTTTAACCCATTTCCTTGAACGGAAGTTGGCAAGAAATTAGAAGTTATAGTTATATGATTGTATAAGAGGACAGAGTAACGACAAGCTGTAAGATTATACATAACGATAGTTTCTTAATACACTCATAAATTGAGAACTTAAAGATATAGGTTTCCATAGGTAAATTTCTGCGTTCATTAGGGTTGTATAAATTGCAAGTTATATTAACCACCTTTTAAGGTAAGCGTGTGATAACTTTGAGTTTGCGAAAGCCTAATTTAAGAAACAATGCTTAATGTGTGTAAGCCTGTATCTTTAAGTTCTCAGTTAAAAGAATTTAAAGGAACTCGGATAATAAAGTGCTAAGGCCTAAGTAGAGATTAATGTGGAGTATATAAACTGATACCCAACAAAGTGGAATAAAGGCAGGAATATATGTTGATAGCATTCAAAGCGCGAACAGGACAGTTTTAATTGCGTTAAACCAAGCATAGCAATTATTAGGATAACCAAAGGTGGCAAGTGTTATGAGTGGGTGTAAAGCGCCTAGTTAACAGCTCATAAGTCCGAGTTGCTTTAAGTTCTTAACAAAGAACTTAACAATATAAATAAAGGAGAATATATGATTGACTTAAATATGCTTGATGTATCAGGCGACGACTTATGGAACTCAATTGATTTGCTTGTTGTAATAGGCAATATAATCTTTTGGCGTTTCTTTTATGTAGTAGTTATTAAAGAAGTTTTTTCTGATTTCTTTTTAGATATGAAAATGGAAAAGGAATGGAAAGAATATAATAAAACTGTTGCAGACTTTAAATCTTCTATTACAATAGATGATTATGACGCATAAAGATATGTTCCAAAATAATTTTCAAAACGAATTATTGAGGAATGAAATCCGTAGAAAAATGTTTAACTGGGCAATGGCTTCAGAAGAGTTTGGTTATGACTCTTTAACTAAAGAAGAATGTTTAGTTGCAACAAATAGGGCATTAGCAAAAGCAAGGAAGAAACTCTATCCTACGGTAGATTCTTTAGCTTACGAGACTTTTGAAGAAGAACTCGAAATATTAAATGGTGGAATCAAAGGAGAAGAAGAATGACGCTTGAAATATTAGGAACTGCTGAGATTGGAGAATGGCTTTCAGTTAAGCGACAAGAAGTTGCTCAATGGAAGTTTCAGGGTAAGTTACCCGAACCTGACTACAATCTTAGAGCTACTCCAGTTTGGAAAAGGGAAACCTTAATGAATTGGAAAGAACAAAATAGTTGGGTAAACAAACGAATAGGAAGCGGAGTATAAAATGAATAAAGATGAATTAATAGTAAGGCAAGTTGCAATCAAAGGAGCTATTGAACTTGTTATAGCTGACAAAGATAATGGAACAGATATGTTTGAATTGGCACAATCAATTCAGGATTGGGTGTTAGAGCCGTTTAAGAGTGAGAATGTCTCACAACAGAAGCCCTTTTCTGAGACGGCTCAGACACCAACAGTTCAAGTTACAAAACCAAATAGTGATTTGAAGTGTCCTGTATGCGATTCTAAGGTGTTTGACAACAGAGGAAACAAGCTTTCGCCTAAGAGTGCAGACTTTAAATGTGGGAGTAAAGAATGTCCTGAAATACAAAAGACAGGATATGCTTGGTCTGCTTGGAGTGATGATATACCAGCAGAATTAATAAACTCTAGTAACATTGTTACACCAAAGGCAATTGAGCCTGAGGACGATTTAACCGCACCCTTTTAGTCACGAGGGTTAAGGAGAACAGGTTGGGTCTAGGTTTTTTTTGGGTTATATTCATTTCCCACCTTTTGTTTGACCTAGACTCAATCATAAAAGGAGATAAATGAAAATTGAAAGAGATAACTATTTTGCAATAATCCCGCAATGGATTTTAGATTCAGGGATTAATCCAAGAGCAATGGTTCTATATTGTATTCTTTGGACTTATGCAGATAAAGAAGATAAGTCTTGCTTTCCGTCAGTTCAAACTTTAGCGAATCGTGTTGGGGTCAATAAAGCGACCACTCACAGATTGTTAAACGAGCTTAAAGGAATACAAGCAATAGAAGTTAGGAATAGATTTAAAGATAATTCAAAGCAATCTAATCTTTATATCCTCAAAACTTCTAAGCCTAGTGTTATGAATGATACTACCCCTAGTATTACTAATGATACGACCCTAGTATCATCAGTTAGTCATAGAACTATAACCAATGAACTAGAATCAGATATGCAAGCAAGTAAATTGTCTGAAGAAGATAGTAAAATACGAAAGGCAATCTTTAAAACATTTACTTCAGAACTTGGATATGAACCTAAAACTCAAATGGAAAAGTCAGGTTGGTTCAAATGTGCAAAGGAATTACAAATAGCAGGTGCAACACCTGAAGATGTTAAGTTCGCAATTCAATCGTACAAAAAGCATTGGAACAATGTTGATGTAACTCCTTACGCAATAACAAAATGGTTTGGCAAGTTCGAGTCGCTAGGAAAAGAAGAGAAACAGAAACAAGCTTACATAGATAATCCAAAACTTAGATGTGATGAGAATGGACATAGCATTATAGATTTTGGAAACATAAAGATTTGTAATGTCTGCAAAGAGGAGTGGACTTAATGAAGAGATATGATTTTAAATTTGATGATGATGAAGTCATAACTGTTAAAGGTAAGGGACTCAAGGAAGCTATAAGAGATTACAAACAACAGAATCCTAAACAACTCGAAGCAACTGTTGAGTGGTTGGCTAAGAGCGGTAAGGAGATGAAGAAGTTGATAAGGTTACGAGAAGTTAATATCGGTATTGATAGACACGGGAATATAATTAGATGAGCTACAAAGGTACAACTGGGAAAGCGGTCTTAATAATATTTCTTTATATTGTTTTTATCTTTACTGCTTTTAATTTATTTTATGATTGGAGATTCTAATGACGATTAAAGACATAGGATTTAGTTATGAGTACATAACTGAAAAGGATAAAAGAAATGCGGTTGAAAGACAGCTCGCCGAACTAGAAGCAAATCATTTTAGTTTAACTTTAATAGAGCCGTCTAAATTAAAAGAGAGCCAACAGCACATTCAATGGAGACAACAGAAGCTCACGATTGAAAATACAATAAAGAAACTAAGAGAGACAAAGAGAACGATGTTTACAGGAGAGGAAGAGTAATGGCTTCTGAATTATTTGAAAAGAGATTAGCTTTAACTAGACACTTGCTTGCTTTAGGTTATGACCGTACTTGGTTAGCGACGCTTAAGATGAGTGATTTAGAAACTCTAGTTGAGAACAAAGAGGTAAATCAAAATGATGTTACTGCTGAAAGAGCAGAAGAGATATTAAGAGAAGAAGATATTAAAGCTGAACTAGAAATCATAGAACAAAAAAGAGGAAACACAAGAGAACCATTTATTCAGTTAGACTGAAAGGAAACTCGGCAGGAATTATTCCATAGCGCTTGAACTCGCAAGAGCAAAGGCGCTCCTGCCGTTTTTTCATTTTAAAATGACTTAGGCGCAGACTTAGGCGCAATTTCACAATCACACAAAGTAAAAGTTCTAGCCCTTTTTTGAGGTCAAAATTAGAGAATTATTTAAAGTTTTTTTAAGAAATCTGAAAAGCCCAATGTTTATAGGCTTATTTTTATAATAAATATAATAAAAGATTATGATATTAGTAATCTTCGATTAAGATATTAGTATATGAAAAACATAAAGGTAATCGCAGACAACACAGAGATAATAATCGACTTACTAAAGATGATTCTTAACTCAGTAGCAGGAGTAATATAAAAATGAATCAAGAAAAAAATATATATAAATCAGAAATATTAGACCAAGAATATAACTTAACTACTTTTAAAGGAAGAAAAGTTATAAGATTTGATTGCGTTAAATGTAACAATAAAGGGTTCATTCCAAGCTTTAGTCATATGTACGAGGGAGAATGTTTTGCTTGTGAGGGAAAAGGCTTTATAACTAGAACTATGCAAACAATAAAAAGGTGGGAAAAAGAAGCTTTACAAGTTAGAAAAGAATGTGAAGAATTTGCATTACTTAAAGAATATACACACACAGTTGAAAGACTTACACTAAAAGAAGAAGAACTATATAGATTGAGTAAAGTAGATTGTTTAGAGGACGGACTACAAGAAATAACAGGAACTGTTGAAAACATTTACGGTAAAGATACACCATACGGTTTTGTAGTAAAAATGGTTTTAAATGTTAATGGAAACTTACTTTGGGTTAATCAAACAAAAGCATTAGAGGAAGTTACAAAAGGAGAAACAATCACAATCGACCTTGATGTAACAATGTTTAACATTGATGAAAGAAAAGGTTCAGCAAAAGCTGGCAGAAGAAAACTAAAGGAAATATAAAAATGAGTTATATATCTGAAAAAGGATTCGCTGGCAAAGTAATGAATGAAGCTTTAGCTGTTAATTACGGAAGATTTAATAATGAATCAAAAGGTAAGGAAGTAATCATTCAAGGAATTAATAATCCTAGCCAAGTTAAGCATAACGATTTGTTACTTTGTGATTTAGTAAAGATGATTGATGAAGCTTCAAAAGAACTTCGTAAAGCTAAAAGGAATAGAACAGATGTTCTTAATGAAGAAATTAAGATTGCTCAAACAAAATTAGATAGCCTAAGAAAAGAACTTAGCGAAAGAAACAAACTTGATTAAATTTATTATTCAAAACTTTTTGAGAAAAGAATATCATCACTTCAGAGATTATGTTGAGTATGATGAATCCAAAATGCACCCTTTTGATTATGGAAACAACAAAAACAAAATAGAGTTTGATAAAAGAGTTGCTGATTTTAGGAAAAAGTATTTAAACCAAATTCTTTGCACAGAGTGTTTCTATTATTATCCGAAAGAAGAAATGATTTATACTGATAAGCCGTATGTAAAATTAGGATTAGATTCAGAATATTGGTGGTATTGTTCTGATGAATGTATTGATTACAGAAAGAATTTAAACAAGTTCGTTTAGCAATGCTAACATTGTCCTATGACAGAAAAAGCTAGCTGGAAAGAGGGAAGCGCTCTTGTCCGAAACGAAAAACTTATAGATACATTACTAGATTCAATTGCGAGTGGAATGTATGTTAACCTTGCGTGCCAATCAGTTGGAATAGATACATCAACCTTATATCAATGGAAGAAAAAAGGTCAACAAGGAATCCACCCTTACGATAAAGTTTGGAAAAGATTACAAATAGCTGAAGCTAAGGCTATTGAAAGAAGATTAAATAGAATTGATGAAGCAGGTCAGAATGGTAATTGGCAAGCAGACGCTTGGTATCTCGAGAGAAGATATCCTCACTTGTTTGGCAAGAGAGATACAATTGCAATAGAATCCGAAGATAGACCTAAAGTTACGCTAAAGTGGGCAGACGGAAATATATTGGAGAATGATGAAGAAGAAGATATTAAAGTTCTTGAGACAAAAGAAGTTGTTAAACCCGAATTGGAAGAAAACAATGATTGAAGATTACAACCAAGAGTTTGAAAAGATAATAGATTTTAATGATTTAGAATATCTTGAAGATTTTGATTCTTTAAATCCTGAAGAGTTTGTTCTTCCTGCTGTTATATTTATTCCAAAAATAATTGATAATAATGTTATGTACACATCTATTCCAGTTGATGTTAATTTAGTTGAATCATTTCTTATTTGGATTACAACTGAAGAATAATGCAATCTGCATTAGAACAGACGGCAGTTGGTGGTTATGAAATTACTTTACCCGCATTACACGAAGCACAAAAGGTTGTAGCAAGTTCAGAAGCAAGATTTAAAGTATTATCTGCTGGTCGTCGTTGGGGTAAAACTAAATTAGGTGTTTGGCTTTGTCTTAAATACGCTTGGCAAGGAAAAAGGGCTTGGTGGATTGCTCCGTCTTACTCAATGACTAATGAAGCTTGGGTTGACCTTAGACAAATAGGTAAAGAGTACGGAATTGTAGTTAAAGAAGCTGAAAGAACAATTATTACTCCTACTGGTGGTTCAGTTCAAGTTCGTTCTGCTGATGACCCAATGAAATTAAGAGGTGCAGGTTTAGACTTCGTTGTTTTAGATGAGTGCGCCTTTATGAAACCTCAAACTTGGTCTGAAGTAATAAGACCCGCTTTAACAGAAAAAAAAGGTTCAGCTTTATTCATAAGTACACCTAAAGGCTATAACTGGTTCGAGAAAATCTATTCTGAAGCAAATCAGTTAGAGAATTGGGAAAGATTTACTTATCCAACTATTTCAAATCCTATTATTGACCCTGAAGAGCTTGAACACGCTAAAAAAGAGATTGGTTCGTTCCTTTTCTCACAAGAGTATGAAGCTCAGTTCATTGAAGCTACTGGTGGTTTATTTAAAGCTGATTGGTTTAAGTTTTATTCAGTTGAACAGTTCGGGAAGAAGATTAAATACAGATTAAGCAAGGATAGAACAATTAAGTTAAAAGATTGTAAGAGAGTTGCTACTGTTGACCTTGCAACATCAACTAAACAAACTGCTGACTATACAGTTATAACTTCCGTTGCGATAACACCGAACAATGAATTGATTGTCTTAGATATAGACCAACAGAGATTAGAAGCTCCCGATATTATTCCTCTATTAGAACGAAAAGTAGACCAATTTGATTTACAATATATAGGAATAGAAAAAGCAGGGTATCAGTTAGCTTTTATACAAATGGCTAAAAGACAAGGCTTGAATATTCGTGAACTGAAAGCTGATAGAGACAAAGTATCAAGAGCTTATCCGTTAGTTGCTAAAATGGAATCAGGAGATATCTATTTTCCAAAGAATGCAATGTGGTTAGGTAATGTACAAACGGAACTATTAAGATTTCCTGAAGCAGAACACGACGATATTGTTGACTCTTTAGCTTATGCAGTTTTAGAAACTAAAAGGCGAAAGACTTTAAAAGCGTGGTAAGGTTATGTACAATAGAGACGCAAGGTCTCGGTTGTGCCTTTTAGGGTTGCGTCCACAACCTTGCCCTTGCATAGAGATAGGTAATAATGGCAGAACGAAAAAGTTTTAGAGAGATAATCTCTAGCATTAGGTTTACAGATAACAGAACGAGCTACAAGAGAAGCACGGGTTATGATTTCCTTAGAGACGACCCAAACGACAGCGCTTATGGAAGCAATCTATCTTTTATTCAAGGTTATAACACAAGAGCAGGAGATTGGAATGTTGAGGGACTTGGAAACGGTCAATCTAACTCAGCAGTAGTCGCTTGCTTACAAGTATTAGGAACTTCATTCTCAGAAGCTGAACTAAAGGTTTATTTCGAAAATGAAGTAGGAGAACTAGAAGTATTTCCTAAACACCCGCTATCAAATCTATTTAAAAGACCAAATCCTTTTATGAGTGGAGATGTTGTTCAAAACTATCTCATTACAGCAATGCACATCTCAGGAGACGCTTATTTACTAAAACAAAAGAACGACGCGGGAGAAGTAGTCGCTTTATATCCTCTTATGCCTGAGAATGTTACTCCTAAAGGTTCAGAAGAAACATTAATTGAATATTACTCTTATGAGACTAATAATAAAACAGTCGCGCTTGAAAGAGATATGATTGTTCACTTCAGACTAGGACTAGACCCTAAGAACCATAGAAAAGGTTTCTCGCCATTAAAAACTATTCTTAGAGAGATATACGGAGATGAATCAGCAGGACAGTTAGCAACAGCTTTATTAGCTAATATGGGTGTTCCAAGTTTCTTAATTACTCCTAAAGATGAATACGGTTTCTCAGAAGAAGAGGGTCAAGCTATCTCAAAGACATTCCAAAGGAAAGTATCAGGAAAGAATAGAGGTAAGCCTTTAGTTCTTTCAGGTGGAGTTAATGTTGAAAAGCTTGCATTTAGTCCTAAAGACCTCGAGATAGGAGCATTAAGAGAAGAGTTTGAGTCAAGAGCTTCTGCTGTTCTAGGTGTTCCAGCTATTCTTGCGGGATTACAAGTAGGTTTAAAGAATGCTACTTATGCTAATGCTAAGACTTTAAGAGAGTTCTTTACAGAACAAAAGCTCATTCCTTTATGGAATTTGGTCGCGGGAGAGATATCTGCTCAATTATTACCTGATTATGTAGAAGCAGATAAGTTAGTTACTAAGTATGACCTTACTGATGTTAGAGCCTTACAAACAGATACTAATGAGATATACGAAAGAATGAATGTAGCTGTTCAAGGTGGTTGGGCTACTGTTGCTGAAGCTAGGCAGGCAGTTGGATTACCAATAGATACTAACCAAGATGTTTACTTATTAGGTACAGAAAAGGTTATTGTGCCTGCTGATATGTTGAAAGAACAACAGTTACAGGTAGAAACTCCGCTAGAACAACCAGTACAAGACCCTTTAGCTTCGCAAGAAGAACCTGAAACTTCCTCGCAAGAGAATGCTGAATACAAAGTAATAAAAGTAATAGAGGGAGAGTATTGCGTTATATCTGAAAGAACAGGTAGGAATATGGGTTGTTACCCTACTAGGAAGCTTGCTCAAAGAAGATTAGACCAAATACATAGGTATTCTAATGGTAAAGCTATCTCAGAAGAAGAATAGTTTATTGGCTCGGGATAAAACCCTCGCCAAAAAGAACCACTCATATACATCTACATATAAGGAAGTAAACAATCAATCTTCTTCTCTTACTGTATCATCTACTACATACTTAAAGGATTCTATTGATTTAGGTCTAGGTGGAGACCAACACAAACATCAAAACCATAAAAAAGGAAACTATCAAATCTTGGATTTCTTAATTCCTACTGAGGTTAAAGAGGAAGCCTTGCTAGGTAGAGTAGAGCTTGGAGAGAGTAGGGGAGTAGTAAGTAAGGAAGCAGACAGTATGGCTAACTATCTAATGGATAATACTAAAGCCTCGCCTGAAAGAGTTATAGAAATGGTTAGATACTTCAACAGTCATAGTGGAGATATCCTTACTGATAAGGTAACTAACGGTACTATCACTTGGAAGCTTTATGGCGGAACAGACGGTAGAGTATGGGCAGAGAAGCTACTAAGACAGATGTCTTGGGAAGATAGGAAAGCAGATACAGCAGATGACTTACTAACTAGGTATCATCTACTCAAGCTACAAGAGACAGAGTACATAGAGAACA